TCGCCGTCAGTCAGGAAGACAGTGTTAACAATCTGAACCTTAGACCGAGCCTTGAACCGATTGACAATCTCAGGTGCGACCATGATAGCCTGATTCAAAGGAGTAGAACCAAGCGGATCACAATCAAGACGGCTGCCGTGCCCCATCACATAGACATGGAACATTGCATCATTCATTTCCTGAGAAGACATCCGAGAAGACAGGATGTTTCGCGCAAAGAAACTATTGACCATGAGTTCATTGGTGTTGGTCGTGAAAGTCTGGATGTTTGAATTTCCGATAGTGTCGGTGTGAGTGACACAACGGAAAGTATAGACTTCAAACGGCACCTGAACCTGACGGCAGAACATTACAAGAGAGAGCAACTGCCGAACAGTGTTTTTCAGATTGCCGTCCATTGAGCCAGACCAGTCAACAAACATAACGAAGCCGTGGTTCTTGCCAGTCGCAATAGTCGTGATACGGCGGAACAGATCATCATTATACTTGTATGAATGAAGCTTGTTCGTATCAATCACGCCAGTCTTTGCAATGCTGGTGCGGGCATGTTCGTCCGCAGCTTTACGCATTTCAAATTCCTTGACCATGAAAGACACAGTAGCCTTTTCATCCGACTTGAACTTTTGAAGTTCAGCACGAATATTGTCAAGCCAACTGTTGGTTATATTATATGACCGAACAATAGAAGCCTTCTGTTCAGCCAGAACCTGCTTATAATCAATCACAGTCTTGCTGTAATCAATCATTTTCGGAATCTGAGCATAGACATAACGGAAGTCCGAACTCTCAATCAGAGTCTGGATGTTTTGCTGCCAAGCCTTTTCAGTTTCAGACTCAGGAATAACTTCTTCATCTTCACGCTTAGACTTGTCAAAAGAACCACCAGCGATGGGATCATCCGACTTTTGAGAGCCGCTTTCATCTTCATCATCGCCGTCACCGTCAGCATCATCGCCGTCAGTGTCTTCATCCGAGTCGTCATCATCAAACGCCGAGGAAGAGAATGAACCTTCACCAGATTCATCATCGCCAAAGTCTTCATCTGAATCTTCAAACTCGTCCGAGTCATCATCGCCAAAGCTACCAGACTTAGCGCGGGCGTCATTAGCGTCCTGCTGTTCGTCTTCCATCTTTTGCTTTGACCAAGCATAGATTTGCTCGGTAAGTGCCAGAACCTCATCAAAAGTTTCAGCAGCTTCGACCTTAGCAAGCCATGACTTTTCTTCACCGTTGAACTTGATGCCGAGCATTGAACCGCCCTTGCAGTAGATATTCAGACGGTCAATGAAGGGCATGGAATTAACGTCACGGGTCGCAGTACCGAAGAAGTTCCGGTCAATCAGTTCCCGATAGCCAATGACATAGTTGCGCCGAGCACCAGGAAAGCGGCGCTTCTGGCGCTTGTCAATACGAGCGTCTTCAATGACATTGAGAAAGCCCTTGACCGCAGCGGCGGCCCGAGCAGAAACTTTACCAGTAATTTTTTTAGCGATAGCTTCGATAGCTTCGATTAGACCGTCAGCGGGAGTGTCAAGAGCATGACCGACCTCATGTACCACCAGAAGGTCGTATAGGTCGTTGGTCATTTCACGCCAGACAGGAAGCATTAGGACACGATTCTTAACGTCAAACCAAGCAGTCTTGGCTGACGGATCATGCTTAACAGTAATGTTTTCCGAAGCCAGCAGTTTGGCCAGCTGGGACTTAGCGTTATGATTATGTGTTACTTCCATTATGCCCTCTTGATTATGAGTATAGTATAGACTGAATTCATTTCAGTGTCAATCAAGTTGATTTGACGGTGCGTCAGCGAAAGTCTTGCGAAACAGCTTGTGCAAGATCATTTGAGATTTAAGCGCGTACAAGTTGAGCGGATATCTTGCAAATACAGATTGCATTGCGAGAAAGTTTTCAAGCTTCAATACGAGACGAGTCATCATGCTATTCTCCGTTGTCATGTCCAATATATAGTGATGACAAGTCTCGGTTTCAATGCCGCCAAAAACATACCAGCCATGCGCGTGGAACATGGCTGGAGAGATTGTTTAATGATATCAATGGCTTAGATTTAGGTCAGACTTAACTCTATCTAAGAGTGTAAAAACTCTCTTTTTGTATGCAAAGCCGAGCAACCCCGCTTTACAACCTTCAGTGTAAGGTGCAACTCTTCCTAGTAGAGTATATTGCTCAGAGGTAGGATCAATAATTTTACCGTTCTTGTCCACTATCCACCAGTGATAAAGCCCCTCATCATCTAACGCTCGGTACATGTGAACATTGTTTGGGCCGAATATCTTGTAAATGACACCAGCGGCGGTGTGACAATGGCCGTAAGTACCATTGCTACCGCCGTTGATGTTTCTATCTTGCATCTTTTTAGGAAGCAGATCAATAGTAAGATTTTTTCGTATAGATGATATAACCTTTTGTAGGTTTTCTTCGTTGTATTCCATCAGCGACCCACTTGTGACAGATACTTTTCTTTTGTTTCTTCCCATGACATATAGATTAGGTCGTCATAGAACAAACGCTCACTTGAAACTCGGTTCTGTTCTTTCAGGGACTTTATCCGTTTTGCAGCATACTTTTCTTTCCAAAGATTTGTTAGATACTCATAAGAAGTATCAAATGATTTGACCAACTGATTCTTTGTAATCTCTTCACGCAGGAACTCACAGGTGTTATTATATAGCGGGCTGAAATAGATGCCTCTCTGATGTTCAGTTCTGATCAGTTCTTTTGGAATACCAAGTTTACTGTACGCAAAATTGTAAGAACGATTCTTGTGATCACGCTTATAAGGCTGCCCATTGTCAGGTCTCTTAGCAACATACCACTCAAAATACTTCTGAGGATAGTTCTGCATAAGCCAGTTTCTCAGCATCTTCACAGTCGGCTTTGTGCATTCATATGACACTGAGCCGGAAGAATAACCCATCTTCTTCCAGTGCTTCAAGTTATCATACTGTGAAAGCCCGCCAGCCTTTGCTTGCCCGTAGAGAGAAGTGGTCGTTATACCGACAAGCACATCTTTGTACTGCTTTTCCCACTGATACTGAACTTCGTCAGTGAGACACATGAGGGCTAGCAACTTGCCGCCAACATAGTTATAACCAAGCGGCTGCAAAGGCACAATCGTAGAACCAATTGCAGTATGATTGATCATACCTGCTGTCTTCTTCTTACGATCCCAACCGATGTACTTATCACGCGGTGTAAGATCAAGGAAATCGCCTGAAATACAGATGACGCCAAGATACTTGGATGTCTTCTTGTCCATCACCAGATAGTTCAGATTACGCCCAATGTTGGAGTTGTTCTTCATTGTTGAAGTAAATGTACGAACAGTATTCCAAGTTTCAGAAAGCCCAGCATCTTTTGTGTAGACAAGGACAGGCTCAAGATCCAGATAATCTTCTGGTCTCTCTGGATACCAGATATTGCCCTTGAGTGTGGCAATGAATGTCTCATCGGCCTTGTTTACCATCTGACGTTCAGAGCCAAACAGTGTGGACACTTCATGAGTAGGATATTTTGTGTGGACTTCATGCCACTTCTGATACAATGTGTACTCACCAACTGTCATAGCAGATGCATATGTCAAGTCCTTGATGATAGCATCTCTTACTGCATTCTCATCAATGATATCATTCGGCTTCGGCGCACTCTGAAAGGCCTGCCATTGAGCCTCAATCTCAGGAGTATACTTGCTCACTTCTTCTTCAGTCTCAATTTCTTCTGTCATACTAACCTGCTAAAGTTCCTAATCTTTTGAAACCGATAAGTCTTATCAAAGCGATCAGTCAATTGATCAGTTTTATGGCTGATAATAAACACATTAGTATCATCGGTTAGATTGAGAATAATCTTCAGAAACTCATCGGTACCATTAGCATCTAATGATCTATCCAATATCTCATCTAGTATCAAGAGATTTGTATTGACACTATTCTTCAACTTTGAAATGGATCTCCAAGTCAGAAGAAGAGATAAGTCGATCCTTAACTTCTCACCTTCTGAGAAGTTTGCATAGGAAAACTCATCACGATACCTAGACTTGATGACCTCATTGAAGTTCTCATCAATGTTGAAGTTGACGAAGAAACCCATCCTATCTAGGTACTTGTTTACCAACTTGTTAATAATTGGCACATATTGCTTGATGATCTTCGTCTTGATGCCGCCATCTTTCAGGAGTGACATTGCTGTGTCAATCAGTACACGTTCATTCAAGCGATGTTGAATACCACCAGTCAATGATGCTATGTCAGTGATAGCAGATTGTAGTTCTGTTTCGCTGTCTTGTACCAACTTGTCGGCATTCTTGATCTTGCTGATGTTGTCCTCAATGTCATTCATAGTGGACACGAAATGCATCATCGTCTGCTTATCGGCCTTGATTTCAGCATTGATAGCCTGAATGCGCTGGGACTTTTTCTCTTTATCATTTATCTGAGAAAGAATGTCGTTTGTTTTTGCTTCCATCTTTGCTGCTACAATCAATGTCGTAGTACACTCATTCAGTAGATGAGATATACGCGCATCTCTAAAATACTTATCAATCGTCTGCTTACATGTTGGACAATTATCTGATGAACGAAGAAACTCTCGCTCTTTTTCGTTACGCTTTGCCTCACTGTCCCAAGATGCTATTTGCTTGATAGCCAATTCATATGTCTGCCGCATAGTGGACATATCAGAAACTTCTTCAACCAACTTTTCCTTCTCTTCGGCCAGAGACTTTACCTTGTCTAACAAATCTTTCTTTTGTTGTGCAAGGTCATTGTGCTGTCTTTCCAATTCAGACAGACGGTCATCATTGTTCTGCTTGAGATTGGCCAGTGTACGCTCAACATACACCTTCTTGTCTTCCGCAGACTTCAACATAATGCGAAGTTGCTCAAGGCGTTCTTTGTTCTCCTGCCAACGCTGCTTTACCAGCAGGTTCATGATTGAGAAGATTTGAATGTCCAACAGGTCTTCAATGATAGTTCTACGGTCAGCAGGAGTCAACTGCATGAACGGTGTAAATGATGCTGAACCAAGAATGACAATCTGACAAAAGGACTTCATGTTCATCTTGAGAATGAACTTCTCTAGGTACTCTTGATAATCCTTAGATGCTGAGTCCTGATTGAGTAGAGAACCATCTACCCAAATCTCAAAGATTGCAGGCTTGATACCACGAATAATCTTGTATTCTTTGCCGTAAGCCTTGAATGTAATCTCTACACGACAATCTTTACCGTTGACTGAATTTACAAGTCCACCTTTGTTTATCTTTCTAAAAGGTTTTCCAAAAAGGACAAAAGTCAAAGCATCCAGTATCGTTGACTTTCCGTGTCCATTTTGTCCTACAATGAGGTTTGTTTTAGAACCGTCCAGTTCTATTTCTGTCCAAGAGTTTCCGGTAGACAAAAGATTTCGCCATTTTATTTTTTCAAAGTGGATCATTTTATATCCCAAAATATTTTTTCATTCTAGCAGAATTTAGAGTATATGTCAACTATATAATATAGGTCGCGGGACGGGAATCCCCACCTACTCTAACGCTATAACGGAGCGCCAGCATGTCTTATTATATATACGCATATCTTCGCAAAGATAGTTTTACCCCATACTATATCGGAAAAGGTAAAGGTAAAAGAGCATACAACAATCATCATAAAGTTGCTGTGCCAAAAGATATCAATCGTATAGTTATTCTAGAAAACAATCTCACAGAAATAGGCGCATTTGCTCTAGAACGTAGATATATTCGATGGTACGGCCGAAAAGATTTAGGAACAGGTATATTACTCAATCGTACAGATGGCGGCGATGGACATTCTGGTGGTATTCCTTGGAATAAAAACAAACAGGGTATACAAAATCATGATAATGCTACCAGAGAAAAAATGAGTCAATCACATAAAGGAATATCTTTATCACAAGAACATAGAGATGCTATAGGTAAAGGTAATAAAGGTAAAACCATATCTCAAGATCAAATCAACAAAATGTTGATTACCAGAAATAAAAATAGAGAAAACTGGATCAAATCTTTACAGAAGCCTAAAGAAAAGATAGAGTGTGAAGTTTGCAAAAAAATGTTAGACGCTGCAAACTTCACACGATGGAAACACGGTTCCCAATGTCAATCAGCATGATCTAATGTTAGTGCTTCATCATAAACGTCTTTCATGTATTGAATAATTTTTTCGTTTTCCATCGAAAGAGTTAGTCCGTTTATGTAAGATTTCAAAATAGTCATAGTATCTTGTGCTTCATCAACAATATCGCTTTCTGCATTATCCGTGAATGTTGTGACATCTTCAATGATAGATATATCAGCGGCTTGGGCCTGATATAGTTTATCAAGTAAAATGTCCAGAGCATATGGATTCGTCTTGTTCACACAAACAATCTTGACATAGCAGTCCTTGTACTTGGAATAGTCAGTCGCATTGATCTTCTCAAGGATGTCTTGGTTCTTCACATCATCATAAGCGACCATATGAAATATGCGAAAAGGATTGCGATGAAAAACTGTGTCACGGGTTGAAGTATCAAAGACCACAAACCCACGAGGATCATTATAGTCAGACCATATATGCTCACACAAAGCACCAATATAATGAATGGTATCCCTATTGCTACGATGATGATAATGACCAGTAAAGACAAAATCAAAGTTTCTAAAATGTTCTGTATCCCAGCCATGATCTGATATCATTCCTTTCTGCATCTCAAATCCATCCAACTCAAGATGAGCGCAACAGATTCTAGCCTTGGTATTCTTTATTGCTGCAAAGCTTTCTGCTTCGTTAGACTTTGTAATCCATGGCAACAGAAAGAAAGCACAGCCGTCAATCTCAATCTCTTGAAATGTTGAGTACACCTTGATGTTATCGTAGCGGCCGCCGACAAACTCTTCTAGAGCATTGACCTTATATGTATCTTTGAAATACTCATCATGATTACCAGCAATGATGTGTACCTCACACAGGGCATTTAATGGTTCAAGAAAATCTGTACGTAATCTTGAATGAGTAAGTACGTTGATATACTTCCTGCGGTCAACAAGATCGCCAAGGTGAATGATATGAGCAATGTCATTTTCCTTGATAAATGGAATGAGAAATTCATCAACAGACCTCTTGAAGTAATCCAGAAAAACTGGGGAATCATTTCTGACTCCCCAGTGAGTATCACTTAGTATCAAAACTTTAGACATTTAGGCTCGCTTCTTCTTTCCTTGGGTATTAGACATCAACAGTTCATTATCATACATCCGCAATGATTTGTCAATAGCTTCTTTGATAGCCACCAATCGGTGCCTATAGTTTCCTCTGATATAGATATTATCTTTCTTGTTGAGCATACTATTGATTATATGTTCAACCTGGAACGGCACTTCGTTGTTCATCTTTCTCTTCCTCATAAAATTTGATTAGCCCTTCTTTGGCAATCTTTCTCTTTTCTTTCTTGATAGCTTCTTTCTTCTCAAATCTATCCATAAACTCATTGATGTTATCATACATTTGAGGAGTAAAATCGATGTCTTCTCTATCAAACAGATTTGAGTGAGCTAAATTATCACTATTACTACTATCAAAATGACTTGTAGGATTTCCATGTATAATGGTGTGCTGAAAATTCTTGTATATTGTATACCTATTTTTCTCTTCCTTGCTTATTCTTCTGAGGAAAGCATAATATATTATTTGAGTAAAGTAGGCAAATGGATTTTGTCCAATTTTTGGATTATAGTCTTTAAAGTACATGATACAATTTTCTATTCCATCAGAAATCATTTCATCTCTGTAAGAGTAGTTGATGAAGCATGGCTTAGTAGATAACTTATCGGCTATCTTAAAAATACATTCGCCAATATAATTAGGCAATCTCGGTTCTTCAAGCCCCTTCTCTTTAGCCTCTTGCACCTTTTTCTTGTAGACTAGAATTTCCTCATAGAACTTTTTGTTATCAACGTAATGCACTGAAGTTTTCTTGGTTTTCATTCACTTTCCTCTTGACAAATGCTTGACACAGGTGTATAAAGGCTATGTCCGCTATGATATGAATACTTGGTTATACCTTGGTTAAGGTATTGAGTTTCTTGATCTGCTTATCAAGCACTTCTTTCCTATTAGGCCACTTGATCATGGGCTTATCTGGATCTTTAGCTAAGTTCTCCAATAGAGGTAAGAATATCTTATGTATGGCAGTCAATCTCTTTTTAAGGTCATTTACCTCTTCTTGTAAAGAAGAATAGTTTTGATTAGTCTCAATAATATCATCTTCATGAGCAAAGGTAAATCCAAAATCATCTCCTTCATCTAGTTCTAGATACTCATTTTTCTTTGTCATTAGTGTAATCTCCCTTTGCCTTTGCCACCTTTTATCTTATCCATCAGATTCTTTAATAGTTCAATACCTTCATCACCTTCAACTGTACCAAAATCAATATCATCATCAAAGTCATCTTCTATCTTCTTGTTATTGAATGTAATAATAGATTCATTATAGTGTTCAAGAAGAGCATCTTCTGGTTCAGACATTATCAAAACGTTTACTATGTCCATATCAAACTTCTGTTGCTTTGAGATTCTGCTGAATACCCATTGCATGAGAGATATGGAAAGATAATCACTATTCAGTGATGGTTTATATAGAACCTTCAATGGATTATCTAAGAATATTCTACCGTTTGATATGTCAAGAACCTCAGCAACGATGTCTTCTCCATTTGTCAAACGAATAAAACGAATATCTTTACTTGAGTTCGATTTTGTAGATTTTGAATGCAAACTTCTCTTCACCATAAATTTGAATCCTATTAGCAAAATGTTTTAGAGTATAATTTTCATGTTTTTTATATCGCATATCATCGGCAATATCATATAGAGTTGCTGAAGTTTTTGTATCACTGGTACGAAGGCTTCGGCCAATGGATTGTAAATTTCGTATCCTAGATTTGGATGGACTAGCAAATATGATATTGTGAAGGTTGCGGATATTTATTCCTGTTGAGAAGGTGCCAAAAGAAGCCACTATAATTGCGTTTGTTTCATCTTCAACAATTCTCCTAATCTCTTCTCTTATCTCAACATCTGTTTCACCACTTACGAAAAATACCTTTCTGTCCACTCCCACTCTGTCAGAAATGAGTTTGTGTAGAATGCGTCCGTGCTTGTCAACGTACTGGAAGAGGACAAGGGTGTTCCCCTCAAGTGAGACGGCAAGATTAGAGATAAACCTATTTCTGGCATCGTTAAGGACAAGGTATTCGATTTCCTGTTGATATGTGAAGTTCTTTGCTGCTTGACAGATTGACTCATTGTGTCGTAGTAGTAAGCACTTGATTCTGAAGTCAGCCAAGTGTTTTGCATCCATAAGTTCTTTCGTTGTGATGACTTTTTGAACGGTTCCAAATAGCCCTTCAAGTACAAGCTTGTGAGTCTTTGTTCCATCAAGGGTACCTGTAGTGCCAATTCTATACTTTGCATTGACTAATCCCGTCATAATGTCTGTGAGAGACTTTGCTTTGAACTGGTGTGCTTCATCACCAATCACGAAATCAAACTGCGCGAACCATTGTTTTGACATCTTGTATAAAGATTGCCAAGTAGAGATGGTCAGGAACTTGTTTGTGTCCTTATCCTGCCCCTGATAAATCTTATGTATGTTATCGCTAACGTTCCAACCATTTGTTTCAGAGTAATCTTTGAAGTCGCTTGTCAACTGTTCTACGAGAGAAACAGTAGGCACGACTATCAAGCCCTTCTTCAATCCTCTATGTTGTAAAAAACGAGAAAGAAGATAAATAATAAGAGACTTACCACTTGCAGTGGGGCTAAGTAGTAGAGTTCTCCTTGTACGAATTGCGTGAACGAAACTATCAACTTGATAGTCTCTTGGAGCATGTTTTGGGTTCAACTCCTTTATAAATGCTTGTGCTTCAACTAATGAAAACTCTTCATCATACGATTCATTCTCATATTCCCATTCATAGTTACGCTCTTCACAGAATTTAGCAATGTAAGGTACAAGCCCTCTGTATAGTTGCTTTGTTCTAACATCAAAAAGTCTTATGCGGCCATCCCACAACCGCGCACGATATTGTGGCGTGAACTGATAACCTGGAACCTGAAATGTGAACTCTTCGCGTAGTTCATATGCTATGCCTTCACTACATTCTACAGTGACATAGGCTTCGTTTATATTACGAATGATTAGTTTGTTTTCGTTCATGCCAAATCTGTTTCCACTTTTCACTCATTTTCTTTTTCTGCTCTTCGGAAAGTTTTGATCCTTTTCTAGATGGAGGTTTTCTATATTCGCCTTTTATATGATTAGGATCATTTGCTCGTTTTTGAGTACCACTGTATTCACTATTACCTTTATATGGGCCTCGTTTTTTTCGATTTGAGTTTGCTCTTTTCTCTATCGTTTCAGGATTTTGAGGACCTATCTTCTTACCTTTATTCCAAGGTTCATGACCTTTTTTCCAGTTACCTTCGTTGAGATAATTTCCTTGTTTCACTCGACTTTTCATAGCCGCTGATAGTTTTTCACTCACAGTCAATCTTTTATTTTCATCAGCCGACCAATGTCCCCACTTATGCTTTCTTAGATTATAGTATCTCTTGCCTAGTTCAATATCGGGTATCTTATCCAACCACTTATATTCTTCTTCCAATAATAGTTGTCTCGAAAGTCCTCTCGACACAATCCTTCTCTTGAAGTCTTGTGGTCGTCTTCGATAGGCGTCTCTCATTCGGTTAGAACTACAGATGTATCTATCATCTTCGAACCCCCAATGTGATCCTATGTAGAACATCTTACGTTTCTTATCATACCAAATGTAAATGAATCCATATTTTTCCATAGTTTTACTACTGCCGTTGAACAAGAGTATTTAGTAAAACCGAGTGTGCTACTGCCCACCTATAAATCTTTCCCACGACATGTACTCTTTCAACTGCCAAGTTCTATTGTTCAATTCTTTAAGGACATTTTTACAGAACTCAACAATCTCTTCATGCATAACTTTCTTTAGCAGTATGTTATTTAGTTCAGTGTCTGAATCAAGATAGTGCTGTAGATCAGCGCGAAGCACCTTCTTCAACATAGGTTCTAGCCCATACTTTGCAAGGTCTTCTGGGTTGTTCAGGTCTCCCGAAAAATACTCCCACTTGATCTTGCGTCTGGTATTGTATTCTGCTGAAATCTTCTTGACGAGGAGATTGTGGTGCGTCATAATACGTAGATACTTCGCATGAAGTCTAGGTATGTTAGCCATAGCCTTTTGCGGTTCAGTTTCATCGTATGGTGCATCGTTGTTCCACTCTTCCATGAGTGCTTCAATGTTCACTGGCGGCTTCATCACATCTCCATAACAAATAAATGTATACTACTATACTATGTTTTTAGTTAAAAGTCAATAGTTAAAGACGCTCAACTTCAAAATAATCATATCTTAGTGTTAAATCAGCAGTTGGTGTTTCATCTGCGCTTGACATAGTAGAAAACTGGATACCGCTTAAAGAAACTGGATGACAGTTGTAAAATTTCAACCTTAGATTTGGAATATTTGAGTTGGTATTTACTGTAAGTATTCCATCATAGTAAGGTTCTTTGTCAGGTCTATTTCTAACATAATCTTTGAAATTGATAGGATATGTCAAAGATTTAAGCCAATTATACGTTTCTTCCCATACTCTCAAATCTTCGTCTATCAAGAACGTAATACCAAGAGGATCATAAGATAGCTTATCACCATGTCTGTACGTATCTGAAAATGGTGTAGGTATATTTACTTCTATTGTAGAAACTGTAGGCCAAGAAACAGTTTGACAAAAATACCTAGCAAAAGGTAAATTTGGAACAACGAAAGTAAACTTTGTAGTTTGTACAAAGTTAGAGTTATCTGGTATTTTTGTTAGTAAAGAATTATCTGCCATTGATTACCTCTCTGAAAGTATTTATGTAAACATTTTAGCCAACATATTTTCATACTTGGTATAGTATGACTGTAAAAGTTCACTGATTTGTGTAATTGCAGCAGTTGGACTATACCATAAAGCCACCAGAAACTCATCATTATAAAAAAAGGGCAGGATTTCTCCCGCCCTAGTTTGTTTTCATATTCTTGCTTTTATTATTAGGTCAAATTTCTCACGCGGAAAATGCGGTAGTAGATATTCGCATTGTTAGCGTTTGTTGTGCGGTCAGCCACAGCACCGTCACCAGCAGCGGTAGCAAATGGGTTTGCAACCATGCCGTAACGTGTCTTGAAGCCAATTCTTGGCTGGAAGCTATCCTGACCAACAGCGCGTACCATCTGTAGAGGTACGTATGGGCAGTAGAATAGACCAGCGTCATAAGGTGAAGTACCCTTATAACCAACAACGCAAAGTTCGTCACCGTTTGATGAACCGCCGAAGTATGGGTCAATGTAGACCTTTACGCGGCCGTGAAGAGTACCAGCAAATGTGTTGCCTGTATCGTCAACGTTCAAGTTTGCCTGTAGAGCAGGTGTGTAGTCTAGAACGCCAGCCATTGCTAGAGCAGAAGCAACGTCAGAAGAAACGATTAGGGTATTACCCTTACCACGTCTTGTTGCCTTTGCGATTGCGTTAGCTTCGCGTTCGATCTGGAATACAAGACCCTTGAACTTTTCAACTGACCAACGGCCGTTTGAGTCTGTATCAAGGTCAAATGTACCAGCGGTTGTTACACCGTACTGTGCACCAATGGTAGCTGTGCGATAGATAGAACGAACAACTTCTCTGTTGATTTCTGCTAGGATTTCAGTTGAGAGAATGTTAGCAAGTTCTGTTTCAGCATCTAGACCGTGAACAGCCTTAAGATCCTGTGCAAGTTCCATTGTGTACTCTGCCTTTAGCGCACGGCTACGAGCAGTTACTGTTACCTTATCAATAGCAAATGCCATTTCAGCAAAAGTGTTTGTTGATACATCACCTAGTGCTTCGGCCTGAGCTGTTGTCATGCCACGACCAACACCGTATGTAGAAGCATCTGAAAGATCAAATACTGGGTTGGTGTTTGAGATAGAACCGCGAACGTTACCGTTAGCGCCGAGAGCGTTTGTGCTAGTAAATGCTGTGTTGGCTTCATTGAAGAGAGCTTCTGTTCCTGTCTGTTCTTTAAACTTTGAACGCATAGCGAAGATCAAGCCAGTTGGGCCTGTCATTGGCTGTACGCCGCAGATGTCATAAGCAATTAGGTTAGGAAGAGCGCGACGAACCAATGAGATAAGGATTGGGTCGTATGATGCGATGTTTCCACCACCATAGTTGTTTGTTGGAGCAGATTCGTTTAGAATACGTCCTTCTTCTGCCATAGCACGTTCTTGATTTTCAAGAACCATTGCTGTAACAGCACGACGATATGGATCCTTAATCTGTGAAAGACCTTCATGGTCGAGTACTGGTGACCACTTAGATTCTAGTTGTTCTGAAAGATACATTTTTTTTATTCTCCTTTAAAGAATTTCTTATTAGTATTTATATTTTTAATTACTTAGGAAGAGTTTTGCCTAGTGCGCGTACATAGTGTGCCATTGGTCCGTTCAACTCTTCGGCAATCATTGTTTTTCCTTCTGTGCCAGCTTCAATAGAATCAAGTTCTCTTGGAGCATTAATTCCAGATGATGGGAAATAGCTTTCTCTTAGAGTAGCAATCTTTTCAGCATATTCTTCTACATCGTTATACGAAACACCTTCAGCTAAAGTAATAAGCTTATCGGCCTGAGTGTCTGTAAGTCCTTCAACCATCTGATTTAGAACTTCGACTCTGCGGCTTTCGCTCAACATCTTGTTAAGCTGAATATTTGTTTCAATTTCTTCATTTAACTTATCTTCAAGTTCTTCAACTTTACCGCCTAGTTCTTCAACTACAGATATCTTTTCTTCAGGAATATCAATATAGTGTTCTTCAAATAGTGCCTTTAGATTTGAGATAAAGTCTTCTGTTAGTTCTGTACGAAGTCCAGCTTCAATGGCTACTTCGTTTTCAGACATCCAATTTTCAACAACATAGTTTAAATAATCATCTACATTTGTTGATAGTTCTTCTTGGATACCAACAATTTGCTCTTCTAGAGTATTAGCATATGCTTCTTCAATAACGGCTATTTCTTCTTCAAGCTTGCGCTTTACAGCAGATTCAAAAATTGTCTTTGCCTTCTGCTTGAATTCTTCCGAAAGTTCTTCGCCTGCAAACAATGCTTCAATGTCTTCCTGCATGTCTACTTCATAGTCCTCTGCTTCTTCTGATAGGTCAAAATTTTCTTCAATGGCTTGTGCAATTTGATCTTCATCATAACCTTCTTCAATCATCTGGTCGATGAATGCTTCTAGTTCTTCTGATAGTTCAACATCTTCTGCATCTTCTTCTAGAATTTCAAAGTTTTCTTCAATTGCTTCAGTAATTTCATCTTCTGACATACCTTCAGCGATGCACTGGTCAATGAACTCTTCTAGTTCTTCTGATAGTTCTAGTTCTTCGTCTAGTTCAGCATCTTCTTCCATTACTTCCATTTGCTTCTTTGATGTTTCAGCAGCTACAGTTCCCTTACGTGACTGGGAAGAAGCTGAAGTGTCCTTCTTGGCAGAACCAGAAGCCTTGGCTGAAGGTGGAACATCAGTGTTATTGACAAGAGCGGGGCCCAAATCTTGAGCCTGAGTTCCTGTTGTAGATGTTGCGCCTGGATTTACAATTTGTCCATCAACATAACCTGCGTTTGGTCTTAGAGATGACTTTGCTGTTGTCATCGACTTGGCATCGCGATCTGGATGACCTGCTCCCATTGGATTTACAGAAGGATAAACTCCTTCTTCCTTCATCAGGATCGCCTTTGCTGTTTCAGTAAGTGACTTACCCATGTTTAGAATACTCCTTATTTTCTATTATTTATAATTTTTAAAGTTTTGATAAATAGTTTTCAAAGATTTTGAGAGCAACGTCTTCAACATCAGAACGTGATGCTTCTCTCAGCATCTTCTTCGCTCTGTCATGATGTACTGCTTTCCAACCTTGATTAGTTAAAATCCATTCTGCATCTTCCATAATGCCCTTAACAAAAGCATCTGGCGCTGATGGATCAGCGACGATATCTGCTGCTGTAGCTAGATGAAAATCGTCCTGAACGAGTTGATAGCCGTTGGTTGGCTTAAGAGACCCTACGCCTCTTGTTGACACACCTAGACTTGCTCCACCATCTAACAAACTTTTCACAATTTTACCATTAGGAGTATCTAAGATTTTTGCTTTACCAATAAAGTTATTACCATCTGGATAAAGCTTTGTGATCATGTGTGAAACACGATCTAGATTAATTGTGGGTGAATTTCCTGTCCAGAATGTGAATCCACCATCTCTTGCATAAAAAGTTCCGTTTGGAACAGTAACGCAATGTACCGTATCATTATAATCGTTGACTTGTTCAATCTTCAAAAATCTTTCGTCTATCGAAATTTGTGTTGTGGAAAGAAGTTGGCAAAAATACATATTACGTTTATTTTCTTTTTTAATAATTCTTTCGCTAATTTTTGAATCTTTCTCAGGCAAACGCACTTTTTTGTGAATAGCGTGTCCAGCCAAAAATGCTATATGGCATAAATCATCAATCATTCTTTCAGAGCAAGAAAACACATCAGCTTTTCTATTTCGAGTATTTCTTTTGCCTCTGCCATCACCTAAAATATAAAAATCAAGGAATGTTTTAGCCGTTTCTGAAGACATTCTATGAATGACTTCTTGTGGAATATATTTTTCATATGACTTGCCGAGAGGATGAAGAAATTGAGCTAATGCATTATCATGTGTTTTCCAATAAACACCTTTGCTATTTCTTCTGGTGTTTTCTCTAAAATTCCAAGGTAGTGACGAAAGCACTTCTCTAATTTGGTCAGCTTTTGGGCCTTCGTTTTGAAAGATTGTAATTATGTAAGAATTTTCTCTGCCTTTTCTTTTTATTGTGCATCCTTCTGCTAGATATATAGCAAGAAATGGCGCAAAAATACTCATATCTAAAGACTTATCACCAATCTCTATTTCTTTATCTTCAGCAATATATGAATCGACTATTTTTGGAATGTATTGCTTAGGAAAATCTTTTCTCAATGAATCTCTATGTTCAAAAAGTTCTTTTGCGGTAATAAACTGCTGGTCATCTTTACGTGTATGTTTGGTGACAAATCTGTGGTTTGGTGTAACGAGCGTATTTATGGCTCTGTTTTTAATAGAATACATTATGCCAGAATAAAATTCATTATAAACTTTTTCGATTGTTTGAATTTCTATTTCGCCTTTTGATGATAAGGTATAGATTTGTTCGCCAACAGCCGCATCACTAATTTTTTTCCAACCAGAAACAGTTAATATTTCTGTCTCTTTGTGAAAACAATCCGGGTGCCCCAGTTCACCAAATGCTCTATTTTGAGACACATAACTTTTATTATATCTTTCCACTTCTTTTTGTAGAACATGCATCGGATAAACACGACCATTACGGTTTTGCTTTTCCGCCTGACAAAAAATTCCTTCGATAAATACTTCTTTTTTACCGTTGATTTCTTCAGTAATATATCTAACATTCAAGACTTCTTCTTTTATTAACTTCATCATCCTAATCCTAGTGCTTTTCTTCTTTGTAATGAACGCTTACGCTTCATCAATGCTCTTGCCATCTTAGCTCTTCTCTTCATTTTTCCTTTGCGCTGACCGAGCTTACGGCGCCTACGCTCAGCTGGCGACATTCTTTTTAGTTTACCGCCTCTAAATGTCATACCAGAAACATTTGAAACTTTCTTACGGCGCTGAATTTTACCACCGCGAATACGAGCCTTTACTATGTTTATTCTGGCTTCATCCAGTTCTTCTGATTCTTCTTTTTGTATATCGCCTTTGCCAGAAGTATTAACTGTTTGAGTTGATTTAGGTTTAGGTGCACCCATTGAATTTGGAAAACTATTCTTGTTTACATTACTCATGAAGAAAGGAAGACCTTTGCCTCTTTTATCTTCAATATTATCATAGTCTGGTTTCTCTCTTGATAGATCCATTTCTTCTAAATCGTCTTCTTCTATGACACCTCTATACAACTTTTCTTGTCTTGAGCTTGGCATACCAGTCCAAGCTTGACGCTGTTCTTTTGCCATGATCATCTTCTTCATCTCAACAAGTTTCTGATCAACAATAATATCAATTGATTCTTTTAACAACTCTGTTGCAGTATCAAAATCTTTATTTACTATACTTTCAACTAATTGTTTCATGGCGCTGCTGGACCTCTATTGAAAGCTGTTGGATCATTAAATTGGCCTGCATTATAATCTTCATTGTTCTTACGTAAATCTATAATTAGAGTAAATGCATCACCTGCTTTATTATTATAAGATGTAAGTAAGATATCACCAGTAGGGTTAGTTTCTGGATTTTGTACAACTGCATTATCACCAATAATTTCAAAATTGTAATCTACGCTACCATCAGCTATTGTAACTATTTGACTGTTGGAATCGCCTTGCCAATTTAGTGTAAAAAATCCATTTGCTTTTGTCTGACCGTATATCTTTCTTATGGTTGTTCTATAGTTTGTTCTTGGATGCGTATTGCTTACCATTATCTGGTTATTGACATTCATCGCTCCAGAAAGTGTAGAAGCATCGACCAACCTAGTATTTGACTCTGCTGTTCCATCAGAGATGAACACATATTTGATAAGGGCTCTCTTGTTATTATCAATAATTCTCTGTTCTCTAATGATATTAGGCATCTTTATTTCCCGTTATTGATGGCAAAATTGCTGATCTTTTTGAACGAATCAACGCTTTCGTTTAGCATATTTGCCATAAGTTGCTTATTGCTTTTGTTGATTGATTCATATATATTTATGATTTTTTGTGCAAGACCATAACTAACTAGTAATTTGGTATCATCATTAAAACGAAGTAATTTTTCATTACCTTCTTTTAAATTCTTCAATATTGTTATGTTAGATTCAGATGTAGGAACAACACTAGTAAATTTTCTTTGTCTTTGATCATCACTTGTTTGTCTTGTTTCAAAATCGGGCAATCTTCCGCGTCTAGCATTCGTATCAAATGAATTTTGGGTTTGTATTCTATTTATTTCTCTTCTTTGAGTTTTATGTTCAGGACTGGCTCTTGAACCGCTTAATCCTGCTAAGCGCCCCAGAACATCGTCAGCACCGATTAAAGCTTCATCTCTATCTCTTTTTTTATCTTTGAGTCGTTTGCGACCTTTAGGACCAGAACCCCTTTCTTGCCTTGTGAGGTCTTTTACTTCTTTGCGTCTTGCAGCCTCTTTAGCATCTTTTGCTTTTTTAGCATTATCTGCTCTTTTAATTGCTCTACTTTTTTTCCATGCATCTAAAGCTTGTCTGCCCTTACTTAAGGCAAACTTAGCTACAGGAACTCCTGCAGCTACAACTCCTCTTACAATAGGAGCTAGATACTCATCTAACCGTTCTTCTTTCATTGTAGAGCTTGGTGACTTTACAACGCCTTTTAAAGGAGAAACACGAATCTTTTTCATCTTGATTCTGGTTGTTTCAATGCCTTCTGTTGTCAATTTTTTAATCAATGATCTAGCACCTGCTCTAGCACCTGCTCCTATTGCACCACCAACGAGTGTACCTAGTGCTGCTGCTCTTTGACCTGAAGAATACATTTCACCTGCTGTTGCGAGAATACCTTTTTCACCGCGCATTTTTAGACCAAGTCTATAATCTCTTTCCCTTTCAGCTTTTTCCTGTACTTGTTTTCCAACAGCTTTTGTACGAATTCTATTATCTCTACCAAACTTATTGTTTATATGACTTAATACTCTTTTAGCTTTATCTAAGTGAACAGCAACTTCTGGATGATCTTCATCTTCGTGAGAAGCAGCAGCATTAATATGATCTAAATATTGATTATGGAGATCACTGAGTGTCGCTCTAGCTTCAGTCAAGCTTATTCCACCAGCTGATACAGGAATTGGAATATAACGGTTGATTTTGTCCGCCCAATACATTACAACTTTTTGTCCATCAGGAAATACGCGAACAGCTCTTCTTCTCAAAAGAATGATATTAGGCAGATCATTAATATCCTTTGAAGTGTATTCTCTAACCTCATCAAGATAATCTAAGTCTTCTTTCATCACATTCTGTTTTACTTTCTGGTATACAGATTGATTTGAGATGACCTGGTTCATCAAATGATCTAAAAGATTCAGAAGCATACGCTTTTCTTGCGCTGTCATCTTATCAACTGATTTATCCATTGCTCTTTTCAAAGCAGGAAGTTTTTTGGCATCAAACAAACCAGCACGAACCAAAGCAGAAAGTTTTCGCTCTTCTGCTTCAACATTTTCTTCAATAATGATTTTAGTTTCTCTGATTTGGCTGATGCTTTTCATTTTGTATTAGCCTTTTTTGTTAAAACCAAAGTAAGACTGGCCAATCTCTTTCTTTCTTTCATCTAACTTTTGTACAGCTTTTTCTGAAAGAGAGGCCGAGAAGTTTGCTCTCATTGCATCAAGATTGTTTTCTAATATGTTAATAATTGCGTTTTCGATACTCATTTGTTTTCTCCAAGTGACTTGTAATATTTATAAATCTTCCATCATTTCGCAATGGAAAAGTGCAATTTGCATCTCATCAGCATCTGGATTTAAGATGCCATAGTCCATCATGTGCGGTCCTGATATGACTTTTATTCTTGAACCTCTGGGCAAAAGCGTTTCTCCTTCGCCTGAGTTTACAGACAAAGGATCAAAATAGATAGACCTTTGTCCTTTTGATACTTCTACCTGCAACACAACATAAGTATCACTGCGCGAATTTACATCTTTAAATCCACCAATTGCTGTGTTAAAATCAATTGATGTGGACAAATATCCTCTGAAGATATACTCACCACCTGGTTTTATTTTACTAGCACTATATCTAGAACTTAATCCTGTATATACGCTATATGCAAAAGGTGCTTGCGTTTCTTCAAAAGCTGAATCTATTGCATTAACAAGAGCGTCAATTTGACCTGCTTCATCTTGAGATGTGTCGGCTTCATAGCCTTTATAAAGATATCTGTTTATAGGTTCAAATCCATCTGCTGTATAGTATCGCAGAGCATCTATTTCTTCTTGACTAAACATATTAGGTTTGTAAAGCTTGTAAAGTTCTTTGTTCAGCGCATTAAATTCTTTACTTTTCTGTCTTAATATCTTTTCATCTTCAGTATTTCTGCGGGCTTGCGCATATGCGTGAAAATTGTATGCGTCAATGGTATCATTAGGTTTTCCTTTTGTTTGCTTGGACGGAGATAAAGATTGAGACATGGACTTTGAGTACATGGCTTCCATCTCTTCTGGTCTTTTGTAAGGAACAAGTCTTTCGTTGTCTACAATATATGCAATTCTGCCTTTGTTGTCAGCATATCTACCAAAACCCATATATGTGAGACCGAGCCTACGAGCTTCTTTAGCTGCTGCTGATTTAGGCTCAGTCTTAATCTCAGTAGCTAAGGTTTCATTGATATACTCATCAAACTTCTTCATCTAACAGGTTCCATAGTGTCGTTAACAAATCTTCTCGCACTTCTAGTCTGGCCCATTTCTAATGGATCCATAGTGTCTTTACCTGTTCCGTCTTGAACTGGCATTTGTTCTGGCGACGCGCCTTGCTGAGCCAACTGTTGCTGCAACATATTTTCAATAGGCGTTGGAGGAACTATATTAGGCGCTGCGACTTGTTGTTGATCAGGAATTGGATTGCCCTGTTCATCTGTTGGAACATTTTCAGCTTGTTCTTGTGCAATCTGTTCATCAATCTCTTCAATCTCATCATCTTTCATCATCAATACATTACGACGAACCCATTCTTTAGAATAATAACGGCCAACATATGGATCTACCATTTGTAGAACACCCATTCTGTTCAATAGAAGTTCAGCTTCTTTTAATTCTGTAAAGTTGTTGTCTTTGATAAAATCGTAGTAGATATTTTCTTTAAATTCTTTCCATTCTTCTTCTGAACAAACTTTCTTTAATACCAACTGAACACGAAGTAGGTCATCAAACAAGATAGAAAACTTATTGCGTAGTCTTTCAACAAACTTATTAAACTTTAACTCATCTCTTGTAACTTCTGAAGTTCTTCCTAGAGAAAAACCTTGAGCAGGTTCTAAACGTGATATAGGAACGCCAAGAGCTTTGTATAGTTTCTTCTCAAAATACTTGACATCTTCTAACTCGCCTAGATTTTGTCCGCCAGGAAGAGTAGTGATTTCTGTACCTTTACCACCTTCTCTACGGGGCAACCAAAAGTCTTCAAGCATTGAGTTTTGTGTGTAAATACCAGCGTCTAGACCAAACGTGTGATATGAATGATAAATTTCATCACCATCAATTGTCAAACATCCAGTGTCCATTCTTTCATCAAGATATTCAATCTTGACAATCTTATGATTTCTATATCGTGTTTGTTCTTTCAATTGAGCATAACTATTAGATGTATACTGTTTTACAACCTTATAAACATCATCTTCAATAAACTTATCAAATGACTTTTGTTTTTTGCTTATGTGCTTATCGGCATTTATTTTTTTCCAAGTGGACAGTAAAACTACAGATTCATTAAGTTTTTTTACTGTTTCTGCTTTTGAAAGTTGTTTTTCAGCACACTCTTTTACAAAATCAAAAATCTCTTGTGTATATTCTACTGTGTATTTTTTCTTTTTTCTCTTGGCATAGTCTTCGTTTTTCCACAATTCTTTTATTTTTGCGTTGCCCCTTTCACTGAGACGATTTCTCTTGGCATGAGCAGAAGCAATATTCTTTTTTTCTTCTGTCCAACCCTCTCTTTGTCTCTGTATGAAAAACTCACGGAAATTTGAATCTTTCAATAAGTTGGATAAAACCTCACGACCCTTGGCATAATTTTCCTGACTTTTACCTTTCATGCCAGAAACTTTTCCGCCAATTTTGCCTGCTTTTACATGCCAATCTCTATAATCTGGATGTTGCTTATTATGGACACCAACTCCCATTTCATAGCAATTTCTGCCACCAAATTTACCTGAACCACTACCGGATGATCTATGATATAGAATGTGATCAATTGTGTTCATTCTGACAAGATTTTCTGGGGAGTTATCAAAGCGATTGATGTTTTTATGATGAACACAATCTTTTGGTTTTTCTATAAAATCTTCATTAAAGACAAACTCATTTTCCAATTCAACTTTGTCTTTCCATATGGATACAGTTCTGTGTGTGAATGCCCAAGTTTTCTTGTCATTTTCCCAGATTTGTTCATAATCTTTATTTTTCTTTGCTCCAGGTGTAATATTTTCCGTCTTTCTATACAGAGGAATAACAGAATCGCCGACTTGTAAATCTTGTGCTGCTACAAGACCTTTATTCCAAAGAGGAAATCTATGATCAGGAGTGCAAGTAACAGATTTGCCATTATCAAAAGTCAATCGCATGACTTCAGCATTTGGTCTGGATACACCCGCCCATGTTATCAACCCAGGCGCAAACTTGCCTGTTTCGGGATCTGCTGAGTATGCCCATAATTGTTTTGTTTTATATTCTTCTGATATTTCTGTCAGCGTCAGTGTTCTACCGTCAAGTAAAGGCACTTTGGTGTCCATAGATAAACACAGATGCTTACGGTCATCTTTAATTTCACC